AGACGGGAAAACAGAAGAGGTGATAAAAGAATCGCAAATATACAGGGCGGTATACATATTTGGAACCCCGCACGTAGTGGCTATTCAGACATGTTATATGCTTGGAACAATGAAGGGCATTATGTAGATCACCCGGTTGGAGGAAGAGGTGTTATTCTGAAAATCGGCAATGGTTATTTGATCGAGAATGCTAACTGGGTGTATCTTGCTGAACATGATCTGATTGGATCTAATATTCGAGCTGGTGTTAATATGTTCGGTGTACAGGGTGAAATGGTTGACTATGGAGCGGGTGGCGTGCCTTTTAACGGTGCCACTTTCGATAATAGGCTCATGTCGGGAGTGGCGGACAAGGGAAAAGAAATTGTAATGAGTGGAGTATGGGCAACCGGAAATATATCATTTTTGAATGATCAATCATTCACAAATTGGAATGTTTGGTCATATAAGTTTATGGGGATCAGAGACGGTGGAATTAGATTTTCAGTTTCTGATAGAAATAGACAAGGTGTTGGTAAAGCTTCAATTGCAACTTTTTTTAACAGAAGTATTAATCTTACGCCTTTTAGAAAAGTAAAGGTTGGAGCTAAATTTTTAAGCGGTAAATATAAAAAGAGTAGTACGCAAAATGATAGAGCAACTGCCACGCTGGGTGTTGTTTTTGTCAACAAGAACAACTTAACTCTTTCAAATAACTCACAGTATAAATATCAAACGATATTGAATTCCAGCTATAAGGGTAAACACATCTCTTTTCAAGACGGTGCTGAACAAGAAGAAGTTCATGAGCATGGACGATTGACAGGACGTCAGCTGTGGGCAGAGGTGGATGTTTCCGATATAAATGAACACTGTTTTGCTTTTGCATACGCTAGAGCTGATGCAGGTGATTATTATGCAGAAGCGGAAATGATAATAAACCACATAGAGTTTGTAAATTAGCACCTCATTATGAAGTGCTTTTTAATGCAAAATACAGAAAGGAGATATATGAAAGTAATATTTGATGAAAAAGGCAATGTCTATTATCAAATGATGGATGTTGCTCCGGATCCGGTGGGCGGTTTGAAGTTTATCAAAGTAGATGTTCCTATCGGGAAAAATCTTGTTAGGCTCGATGTAGACGGAGATAAAATCGAGCCAATCTATATTGACAGACCCTTAACTCAGGAGGAGCAACTAGCAAAAGAAATTGAGGAATTAAAAAGTAAACAACAGACAACCGACTTAGCTTTAGTAGAGTTAAGTACTAGTCTAATGTCTTAAAATTCAAGAAAGGAGTACTTTATGGACCATTTATTCGAAGTAATAGCTAATCTGATAATTGATGGAGTGTACAAGTTTAGCCAAGTAATGGCAAAGCTAAAAGCGGGAGTTGCAAGAAAGTTAAAGGAAAAAGGTAGAGAAGATTTGGCAACTGATAGTGATGCGAAAAAGAAGGAGGATAAATAGTATGTATTTTGATATTTTTAAACCTGTTTTTGAAGCAATTAGGGGCAATGCATTATTTCAACTTGTGATAATTATGATCGTTATGGATGTGATCTTTGGAAGTCTAAGAGCTACAAAGGACAAAGCTTTTAACTCAAGTGTAGGTATTGATGGGGGTATAAGAAAAGTAGGTATGTTGCTATCCCTTGTATGCTTAGTATTTGTAGATATCTTATGCCCGGTAAATTTAATTGGCTTTATACCGGAAACTATTAGGAGTTACATCCACTTACAAGATATTACAGTAATGGAGTTTTTTGCATTACTATATATAGTATATGAAGTACTGTCAGTACTTAAAAACATGACCTTATCAGGATTACCGGTCCGCAGAATATGGATTACAGTAAAAGGCTTTCTAAAGAAGAATACAGGTGAATTTATAGAGATTGAAGATAAAGAGTAGAAAGAGGGCTTCGGCTCTCTTTTTTGTTACGTTGAGTAGAACGCAGAAGAGTTGAGAAAGGATAATATATGAAAAAGGTATTTATAAGTCAACCAATGAGAGGTTTATCTGATACAGAAATCAAAGAAGAGAGAAAGGCAATTAAACAGGCAATTATAAAAGAACACGGTGATGTAGAGTTCATAGACAGCTATTTTGAAGGTGCTCCGGCAGATGCCAGACCGCTATGGTTTTTAGGCAAGTCATTTGAACTACTATCAACCGCTGATATGGCTTTCTTTGCTTACGGCTGGGAAGGTGCAAGGGGGGTGTGTAATGGAACATGAAGCTTGTGAAAAATACGGAATTGAGATAATCAGAGATTAGGGGGTTAGTATGGTCAAAATAGGACAAGCAAGTAGAGACGAAAGAATGCGATATAGTGGAGGTGTAGCAGGCGATCAGGATGGTAAAGAGGTTGCAATTAGAGATTGGTATAACCGTCCTTGGAATAAGGTTTTAAGATGTAAAGATGCAGGCAAGGCTGAAAAGATAGCTGTAGCTATGGAGAAGGCTTGTAAGAATGATTTTATAGGATATGATCAGTCACAAAGAACAACTTTATATAGCCTTTGCAAAGCAAACGGCTGGAAGATAGAAGATGTAAAAACACCTTGTGAGACTGACTGTAGTGCCTTAGTAGCAGTATGTGTTAATACAGCAGGGATAAGAATATCTGGAGACATTTACACAGGTAATGAATCTGCAGCGCTACTCAAGACGGGGGAATTTGAGCTTTTATCAGCTCCAAAATATCTGTTGTCTGATGAATACTTAAAGCGTGGTGACATACTTTTATATGAATTTCATCACACTGCCATAGCTCTGCAGGGTGGAAGAAAAGCGGAAAAGGCTAGGACAAATCCTGTTGAATACCCACTCGGTTGGAATAAAAATAAAGAAGGTAAGTGGTGGTATGCTGATACGCCAAATAGTTATATATCAGGTAAATGGGCATTTATAGATGGAAGATGGTATGTGTTTGATAACTCTGGATATATGATTACCGGATGGTTTAAGTCTAATGAAGACTGGTACTATTTGAATAAGGATGACGGTACCATGCTTTCAGGTCAATGGATACTTGACAACAATAAAAGCTACTACCTGTCCAAGAGTGGCATAATGGCTAAAAACTGTTATGTTAAATCAAAAGAAAAAGATGTGTACTATTGGATGGGAGAAGAAGGTGTATGGGATAGTAAGTTTGACACATATACACCTAATTTCAAAGACTATGAGCTGGTAGAGTAAGATAAAAGGGCAGAACTGGTAATGCTTAGAGTTCTGCCCTTTTTTTAATTCTGTCTACTTCTATGTTTTTGTTCTAAAATTTTCTGAACTTTATTGAAAGTTCTTATTGATATAATACTTTTATGTAGACCCGACTTTTCATTTTCCAAGTATTTTATATATCCTGCATAGGTTTTGTTTTTTAATATTACTTTTACGGAGTTAGCCGAGAATTCCTTGCCTCTTTTTCCCCTATATCCTGCACGATTGAGTATCCGTGCCGTTTCGGATAGGTTTTTTGTTTGAATGTAAGTGTCAAAACACAACTGTACACAATCTGCTTCATTTTTTATAATTTTTAGCTTATCATTTTTTCTCAAATAGCCTTTTAAAAATGAAGGAGCATACTTGCTCTGTTTGAATTTTTCATCAAGAGCTAAGCTGACTCTTTCGCTTGTAAGTTCTCGTTCAAGTTGAGCGAAAACTCCCAAAATGCCGATAGCCGCACGCCCAAAGGGCGTTGATGTATCAAAAGACTCGGTGTAAGATACAAGACCAATACTTAATTGAGTTAATTTACTAACAGTTTGATATAAATCTGATACACTTCTTGTAAATCTACTTAGCGCCCAGAAAAGCACTATATCAAACTTCTTTTCTTCTGCATCTTTCATAAGTTTTTGTATAGCAGGTCTATGAATCATATCTTTTCCGCTTATTCCTTCATCCGCATAAAGGCTATAAACAGAATAATTCTTATCTAAACAGTATTTTCTCAAAGCCCTCTCCTGAGCTGCTAAAGAGTAACCTTCCTTAGCTTGATCAAGAGAGGACACCCTGATATATATTGCAACTCTTCTTGTCATGTGTTACAATGCCTTTGCCTTTCTTTTTAAGGTTGCCCTACAGTCTTTAGCTTTGGTCGGCTGCTGTAGGGCTTTTTATATTATTCTGCCGGATCGTAGAATACACCATCCTCATTGATATATTCTACTACCTCATCTTCAGTTACTGATAAAGTCCCGGCAACGGATAACCCGTTGTTGAGGTCTATTGTAATTTGATACTCTCCAACTTCTGTAGGTTTTTTATTATCTATTTCATTAGTTGTTCCATAGTATGCGCCTGATACCATTTGGTCTATTTGTCTTTGCTCCTCTTTTGAAAAACTTCCATAAGTTCTTCCAGTCATCATTTCTTTTTTCATATATCCACCTTTCTTTTTTTGCTTACAGTTTTATATTTGCTGGTCGGCTCTGTAAGCTCTTTATCTTATAATCTTATTGTACTCTAATATTAGAGCAATGTCAAGTGTTTTTACTCTATTTTTAGAACTTTTTTATTGCTTTTAAATGAGTCATAATATATACTTGAAATCAAAGTTAAGAAAGCAGGGAATTCAATATGATTAGATATAAAATAGATATTATGAAAGAGTTAAATAATAAAGGCTACAATTATATGCGAATAAAAAAAGAAAAGTTGTTGTCTTCTCAAACTCTAGAGAATGTAAAACTGGGAAAGTCGATCACGCTAGACACTCTTAATAAGATATGTTTGATGACAAATTTACAGCCAAAAGATGTCATTGAAGTAATTGCAACAGATGAAGAGAAAGCAAAGTATTATACAAAATAGGGATGTCTAAAAAATGTCTAAGAATAGATAAGGAAAACTTATAAATACGAGGGTTGTAGTTATTTTTGTACTTGACTGGGGGAACAAAAGCCTGATATATAAGTCTATGGCTGTACCGCTTGGTTTAAGAGCCGAGAAGGATATAGTATATCTTAATTTGCATGAAAAAGCCCATGGTCCTCATGGACTGGTAGCCGGAACTACAGGATCCGGTAAGTCGGAGATCATACAAAGCTTTATCCTCTCCCTTGCAGTAAATTTTCATCCCTACGATATAGGATTTTTGCTTATAGACTATAAGGGCGGAGGCATGGCGAATTTATTTGCAAAGCTGCCTCATTTGCTGGGAACTATAACAAACCTGGACGGAAGCGAGAGTTTAAGGGCACTTGCTTCTATACGAAGTGAACTTGCAAGAAGGCAGACCTTGTTTAATGAAGCCGAGGTCAATAATATCAATGATTATACAAAGCTATATAAGGCAGGTAAACTAAAGAAGCCCCTGCCTCATTTGCTTATAATCTCGGATGAGTTTGCACAGCTTAAGCAGGAACAGCCGGATTTTATGACGGAGCTTGTGTCTACTGCAAGAATCGGAAGAAGCTTGGGTGTGCATTTGATACTTGCCACACAAAAACCCTCAGGTGTGGTCAATGACCAGATCTGGTCAAACTCCAAGTTCAAGCTTGCATTAAAGGTGCAAAACAGTGCAGACAGTAAGGAAGTTATTAAAACTGAAGATGCCGCCCATATAACTCAGGCGGGAAGGGCGTATCTGCAAGTAGGTAACAATGAGATCTATGAGCTTTTTCAGTCGGCTTGGAGCGGTGCACCCTACTTTGAAAGGAAAGAATTAAGTTTTGACAGCAGCATATATAGGGTCAATAAAATAGGTCAAAAGGTTTTGCTAAGTGATTTGGAAGAAGAAGAGTATAAAAAAGAAACTAAGCCGAGTACTGAACTTGATGTAAGCGTAGACTATATAAGGAAGGTTTATGATGGATTAAATATTGAAGACATTGAAAGACCTTGGCTTGAACCTTTGAAGGATAATATATTAAATCCCTATGTAACAAAGTATTTGGAAGCTCCTTTTAATGTGGCACTTAAGCCTAATCTAAGTATTAAGGCTCATATAGGACTTGTCGATATACCGGATAAGCAGCAGCAGCTTGAATATGAGTTTGATTTTCTTAAAGAGGGGCATCTTGCGATTTTTTCATCTCAAGGCTTCGGTAAGTCTACCTGTATTATGAATATTATTTTAGATCTGGCTATCAATAACTCTCCGACTAATTTGCATATGTATGTGTTGGACTTTGGTAACTCGGGGCTTATACAACTTAAAAACCTACCGCATCTAGCAGATTATATAGTATTTGATGATATGGAAAGACTTGGAAAGCTTATTGTAAGTATAGAAAATGAGATCAAATCAAGAAAAAAGCTTTTATCCAAGGCTCTGGCAATGAATTTTACCATGTATAACGAAATCAGCAAAGAAAGACTTCCGGCTAAAATCATCTTTATAGACAATATTGATATTATCAAAGAGATAGAGTTTGATATGGAAGATTGGATCAATAAGGTGGCAAGAGACGGAGCCGGTCTTGGCATCTACCTTGTTATAAGTGTCGCAAGATATGGAGTACTAAGGTATGCCACACTGAATAATTTTAAGACCAAGATCGCTTTGTTCTTAGTTGAGGCAAGTGATGTTAATTCTCTTATGGGAAGATCAAAGTACAAAATACCTGAAGTTAAGGGCAGAGCCTTGGTAAAGCTTGAGGATACCAATCTTATGCAGGTCTACAAAGCGGTAGGCGGTGAAGGTGTGGGTTATTCTAAGAATGTGCTTAGCCTTGCAGAAACTATAGACAGTATCAATCCTGCTAAAAAGCCCGATAAGATCAAGGTTATGCCGGATATGGTAATGCTTAGTGATGTATTTAACAAAGACATCCTATCTGAGCGAAAGGTAGGTATAGGTTTGGATACGGAAAATGTAAGTATACAGGCGATAGAGCTTACAGGTACAGTTAATTTAATACTAGGATTATCACAGACCGGAAAAACCAATGTATTAAAAATCATATACTCTCAGCTAACTGGATGTAAGCTCTTCCTTGCCGATATAAGAGGCGGTGATTTCCTTGATATGGAAACCGGTTCGAATGATACCTGCGTGTACAGTGCGGCAGGTGTGGATAGTTTTATAGATGCTCTTATAG